GATGCATCAAAGACAACTTCCCATTTGCCTTCGGTGGTGTCATACTGAATAATATCATTTATTCCAGCTCTCAAATTTCCCCATGCTTCTGCATCAATTGTGTTTGTTGAATCTCCAATTTCTCCTGTAATCAAATACCTAACATTTGAATTTGGTGTGCCAGGATCAAAAGTTAAAGGATTGATAATCTTAGATACAGAAGTTAAACTATTTGCAGGAATAGTGTCGCTATCAATGTTAAACAATAATATAGTTTCATCTAACGGAGTAGTAGAAATTGTTCCTACAATTTCATTTCCGCCTTCTTGTTCTAATTTAATTTGACTAGTTCCGTTTGTTATTGCGCCATATTGGTTTAATAAAACATTCCAGTTAATAGGTGGACCAAATGTATCAAAAGGGTCTAATGGTGTATTCTCTTTAGCACCTGTGTAAAAACCGTCACCACCTGAAGTTACAGATGTGCCCGTTGAACCTATTAATCTCAGTTGATTTCCTGTTAAAAGTAAAGCATAATTGTTTGGTGTTATATAACTTCTTGACATTAGTTTTCCGTCTATTAAATCTTTAGCTATGCCACCATCGTCATCATATATGCTCATTATAATTTTTTGAATCACACCTAATTTAGATATTTTTACAGGTGGTGACAACCAAATTGGCATTGAAAATCTTAGACTTGCAACATCAATTTCCGTATCAGCTCCAACAGGTATAGTTCGAGAACTAAAACTTACATCTGTAAGTTCTACATAACTTAAACTAGTCCAATCAATATAATTGTCAGACTTTTGTATTTCAAAATCTGGATTGAATAGATATAAAATTTGTTCTAAAATTTGTAATTTTTGATCAGTATTTGAACTAAAAATATCACAGGCAACATTTAATCTGAAAGGTGATGGCATAACTTTTTCAACTGTGTAACCTGCACCTAGTTTGTCTGTATACTCTCCTGTCTCTGAATTAAATTCTCTTTCCTTCAAATGTTGTTTCTCAATATGATAAGGATTTTGCATTCTTTCTCTATCATAATCAAGTGCAGTAACATATGTTGCAATTCTTGGTGCATATTGTAAGGCATTTTCCGAATTGTTTCTAATTATGTTTGCAACTTGTCTAGTCATATCTCCATATACAACAGGAACCTGTCTAAGTTTTATTGCACCATCTGACCCTTTGCCTGTTTCTACAGAAAAATTGCTCAATATTCTCACAAATTGAGTTAAAAATTTTCTAATCTGTCCTTCGTAAAAGTGAAGCATTAATTGTCAGCCTTTGGTTTCAAGGCATCAGTTAATGCCTGTCTTTGTTCAACCGTCAAACCGTTAATTGTTGTTGTGGTTGAATTATTGATAAACTTTGTTTTGTAATTAGCTCTAGAATCATTGTTGGTTTTTGTTATTCTTACTGAGTCTTCTATTTTTACCCATCTTAACCCATCGTATCGGAATAATCTATTTGGTAAAAAGTCTGTTCTTAAGAAATAGTCACCTTTGTCAACACCGCTGGTAGGAAATGAAGTTCCAAATCCAGCGGGGTTTCCGTTGGGTGGTGTGCCGTCGCCGTCTAGATAAAAACCATAATGACTACCAGCTGGTGTATCTAACACTGCGTTCACAGTGTTGTCTGAACTTGCTAAACGCTGATCATCATTGATATTGTCTGTTCTAATATTTCCTCTTTCATCTATAGGAGCAACATAGTATTGTTTGTAATTAAATCCTGATTTTGGTGCATCTGCTTCTGCTTGGTTAACAATAGCATCATTAATTTCTTTCTCTTTGTTAAAGGTACTCATGTAACTTGCTAAAGAACCAGTTGTGTCAGCATCGCCAAGTATGTCTCTAAATTCTTGAGAGTCAACAAGTGTTTTCAATTTTAGTCTTAGCAAGTGAGGCCACCAAGTCTGAGAAAATCCTTCTGCGGCTCTGTTAACATCTTCAATGACGTAGTATCTTTTTAATGCAATAGGAATAGATGCATCCAAACTAAAGTCATCTTTCATGTGTGGAAATTCAAGTACATCACCTGACATGGGCTTCCGGCCAATTCTTTCAACAATATCGTTTAAATGCACAGTGAGAAAAATTGTATCATTTTGTAAAAACATACCAAATTGTGACAAATTAAAATCTATGTCTTGCACATTGTATATCCCACGCACAGTGTAGATATCTGGTGAATATTCTCTATCTCTATTTTCTAAAAATAGTAGATCCTGTATGGTTCTTTCGTTGGTTTCACTAGTAGCATAGTTTGGCTGTGTTGGAGATGCCGCACCATCTTTGTTAGTGTCACCTTGTTTATAAGGACCTAGGTATTTGTGGAAGTGTAAATCCGTACCTCCAACCGTAAACATCTCTCTGATGGTACGATCAAAAAACTTGTAGTCATTGCCTTTTTCTGGCTTAAAAATAGATAGTCGTGGCATATCACACATATTTATTGTAATGATGATAACGGTAAATATGTGTATGTCAGAACTACAAACCATGCAACAAGAAGTGTTTGATTATGTGAAAAATAATCTAGGTGAGGGCATGATTGAGGTTGAATTAGACCCAAAACACTACGAAACTGCACTAGAAAGAGCAATTAATAGATACAGACAGCGTTCATCAAATGCTGTTGAAGAATCATACGCATTTTTGACTTTAAAGCAGAATCAAAACAAATATATTTTGCCTGATGAGGTGATCAACGTAAGAAAATTATTTAGACGAACAGTAGGATCTAGAACAGAAGGTGGCGAAGGTGGTACATTGTTTGAACCATTTAATTTAGCATACACAAACACCTATCTTTTGAGAGCAGGAGCAACTGGCGGTTTAGCAACCTACTATGCTTTTGCATCGTACCAAGAATTAGTTGGAAAATTATTTGGATCTTTTATTCAATTTCATTATGACAATGCAACAAAACAATTAACAATTACACAGCGTCCAAGAGCTGATGATGAAACAATACTGATGCATACTGATAACTTTAGACCAGACATTACTCTTTTAAAAGACATCTATTCAAAACCATGGATAAGAGACTACACACTTGCAGTCTGTAAAACTATACTAGGTGAAGCTAGAGGCAAATTTAACACTATTGCTGGACCACAGGGTGGTACAACATTAAATGGTGGTGAATTAAAACAGCAAGGCATAGTTGAAATGGAAAGACTAGATCTTGAAATTAAAGACTTTGCTGACGGTGGCACACCACATAGTTTTGTTATCGGTTAATTCTTTTTCTCCACGCATTAAATAAAAGCAAAAACTGTATAGGCAAAAATTATGGCTCAAGAACCCAAAAAAATATCAGATCTAACCTACCAAGAACTAGAAGAAATGGTAATTGCATTAGAAAACATTTCAAAAATTGCAACAAGTGAAAGTATGCAAGACCTAGTTTTAAAAACAATAAGACAAGCAAAATTAGAACTTGAAAAAAGAATGTAAATCTGTTAAACTAGATTAATGCTGATTGGTTTAGTTGGTTTAATAGGTTCAGGTAAAGACACAGTGGCTGAAAGGCTAGTGTCTCACCACGGCTATGTGCGAGACAGTTTTGCAAAATCATTAAAGGATGCCACAGCAAGTATTTTTGGTTGGAATAGAGAAATGGTAGAAGGAAATACAAAAGAAAGCAGAGAATGGAGAGAACAACCTGATGCTTTTTGGAGTGAAAAATTTGGCAGACAAGTTACTCCTAGGTGGGTGTTACAATATTTTGGAACTGAAGTTTGTAGAGGACAAATGCTAGATACAATATGGGTAGATTCGTGCATGGCTAGATATAAAGGTCAAAACACAGTTATTTCTGATACTAGATTTGTTAATGAAATAACACAAATTAGAAAACACGGTGGCAAAATAGTACTTGTAAAAAGAACTGAAGTACCCAATAAACAAACTATGATAGAGTCAGGTGCTCACCAATCTGAATGGGATTGGATAGGCACAAATTATGATTATGTTTTAGAGAATACACACACCATAGAATCTTTACACAAACAGATTTACGATATGACTAGCCATCTACTTCCAAATCCCCGATAGTCCAACCTAAAGTTTGGGTGCTTTTTAACCTTTGACAGTTAGCACAGATTGTTTTTAAATTATACACTGATGTGTTGTTTCTTTTGCCATCAACGTGATAAACATCCATTTGAACTGTGTTTCTAGCTTTGAAACCACACAATTCACATTTAGTTTTTTTCCTATATCCTGCTTGATACCATTTAGGAGAGTATCCTGTTTTAAGATTATTCTTTTTACGAATACAAGCATCACATTGACTACGATAATAAATTTTTTTTCCTTTCCTATACCCATAGGCTCTGGGTCTCGATTGACAGGTTTTGCATAAAGGCCGTTTCATTACGTGTATTTACGTGCCCTATATAGGTACCATATTATTGCACGGTTTTACACTGTTTTACCTAATAAGCAATAAATAGAGCATTAGAACCTTGCAAGGAGTATAAAACATATGGCAAATTTAACAAGTCCAGGAGTAAACGTTTCAGTAATAGATGAAAGTTTCTACGTACCGTCAGATGCGGGTACAACTCCACTTATAGTAGTAGCATCAGGACAAGACAAATTAAACGGAGCAGGAGACTCTATAGCGTCTGGTACACAAACAGCAAACGCCAACACAGCTTTCCTAATAAGCTCACAAAGAGAATTAACAGAAACATTTGGTGATCCTAAATTTTATACGGATGCATCAGGCGGTTCATTAAATGGTTACGAATTAAACGAATACGGTTTACAAGCGGCCTACTCATTCCTTGGAGTAGCCAACAAAGCATTTATTTTAAGAGTAAATGTAAACACTTCAGAACTAATTGGTTCAACTTCAGCACCAACATCATCTCCAGTAGATGGTACATACTGGTTTGACTTGACCAGTTCAGCTTACGGTATATTTGAATGGTCAGCAACTAATCAAGCATTTACAACAATTACTCCTAAATTGATTACTTCAACTAACGACCTAGTTGGAAACTCAAGTACAGGAAACCCAAAACCTAATTTTGGATCAAAAGGTGATTACGTAATTAATACTACATCAGTAACAAATCCAATTTTTTATAAAAACGATGGAAACAGTTGGGTACAAGTAGGATCAACTGACTGGCACATTAGTCATCCAACAATTGAAGGAACTGCAACGTCAGGTACTTTAACAAACGCACACACTATTATTATTAATGGTGTAACAGTAACTTTAGATGGTACAACTTTTGCTTCTTTGATAACATCAATTAACAATGCAAAAATTCCAGGTGTTACAGCGGCAGTAGATGCAGTTTCAGGAAAAGTTGAAATTTATCACAACGGTACAAACTACGGTGATTCAGTAGGCGGTGCTAACACAATAGATATTGAAGCTGGTACAGGTACAATTTTAACCACAACTGGTATCACAGCAGGAACTTACAAAGGTGCATCTTTTGAACAAGCGGCACACTCTAGTAGACCAACTTGGAAAACAGCTGAAGACAACAGACCCACAGGTTCAGTTTGGTTTAAAACTACAAATCCAAATTCAGGTGCTGATCTAGTAGCTAAACTTTACAGTGCAAGTTCAGATACATTTAGTACTGTAAGTTCACCACTTTATGCTAACAACCACACAGCTATCTTTAATTTAGATCCAAGCAACGGTGGAACGGCAATAAGTTCAGGAACACTTTACGCACAATTTAACGTTACAGAACAGACAGCTGTAAACGACACAGACATAACTTTACCTGTTGGAGATTTCCAATTTTTTAGATACGAAGGCGGTGAAACAGTTGTTACTTCAAAAACAGTTGCATCTGGTTTACAAGGTACATTTGTAATGGCAGAGTCAATCAAAGGACAAGCGGCTCTTTCAAGTAAAACTGTAACAGTATCAAACTTAGACGGATCAACAATAGCTGACGCAGAAGACTTTGTAGCGGCAATATCAAATGCTGGTTTTACAAACGTTGAAGCTTCAGTAGTAGCAAGTGGAGAGTTCAAAGGTGCAATTCAAATTAAACACGCATTAGGTGGTGAGATAAGAGCTTATGATGTAACTAATACTCCATTAGCAACAGCAGGCTTCAGTGCCTCAACTGCTCATTCATATGGAACTTACACAGCAAACAGTTCAACACTACTTGACAACTTATACGATGTGCCAGCAGGTGCAACAGAAGATTCAACGGCTTTACCTGCAACGATTGTCTTTTCAAACTTTAAAAGATTATCATACACAGCAAGTTTAGGAGCACCAACTGATGAACCAGTAAATGGATCTATTTGGTACAACACAAACTTAGATGCTGACATAATGGTACACAATGGAACAACTTGGACAGGATACTTAACAACTTACAGTTCAACTGATCCAAATGGTCCACAATTTAGTGCTACTGAACCAACTACACAATCAGATGGTACAGCTTTGGCTAACAATGACTTATGGATTGATACTTCAGATTTAGAAAACTATCCAAACATTTACAGATACAATACATCTGCAACTTTAAGTTCAACTAACACAGCAAACGGAACAACTGTTACAACAACAGGTGCCGCTTGGGAATTAGTTGACTCATCAGACCAAACAACAGAAGACGGTATTGTTTTTGCTGATGCAAGATGGCACACTGAAGCTGATGCTAAACCAGGAAACCAAACTGGTGCAGGCACAGGCTCTTCTATTAAAGACCTTTTAAGCGATGGCTTTTTAGATCCAGATGCGCCAAACCCAGATTTATATCCAAAATCAATCTTGTTATACAACACAAGAAGATCAGGATACAATGTTAAAGAATACAGAAACAACTACATTACTACAACAACTTACCCAAGTTCAGGTTCAACAGGCTTAGGTAACGTAAGATTCTCAAATGAATCTGTTGCTAGTTATTATCCAGACAGATGGGTAACTAAATCAGCAAACAAGGCAAACGGTGCAGGTACTTTTGGAAGAAAAGCACAGAGACAAGTAGTAGTAGACCAAATTAAATCAGAAATAGATACAAACCAAGCAATAAGAGAAGATCAAAGAGGATTCAATGTAATTGCTTGTCCAGGTTATCCTGAAGTGATATCTAACATGATTGCTCTTAATACAGACAGAAATAACACAGCGTTTGTAGTAGGCGACACACCACTTAGACTGGCAGGTACATCAACATCAGTGAGCAACTGGGCAAACAACACAGCTGGAGCAACAAGCGACGGTGAAGACGGTTTAGTCTCAGCAAGTGAATACCTAGGCGTATTTTATCCATCTGGACAAACTACTGACAACACAGGTAGCACAATAATTGTTCCACCAGCACACATGATTTTAAGAACATTAGCAAACAACGATAACATAGGGTTCCCATGGTTTGCACCAGCAGGAACTAGAAGAGGTATTGTTGACAATGCTACTGGAGTAGGATTTATTAGTGCAACAACAGGTGAATTTACATCAGTATCATTAACAGAATCAGTAAGAGATTCTTTACACACAGCAAAAGTTAATCCAATAACTTTCTTCTCAGGAGCAGGTATTGTAAACTTTGGTAACTTAACAAAAGTTGCTACAAGTTCAACTTCTTCTTTAGATAGAATTAACGTTTCGAGATTAACAGTGTACCTAAGAACACAATTGGACGCTATTGCGAAACCATTTATATTTGAACCAAATGATGAATTAACAAGAAATGAAATCAAACAAGCAATTGAATCATTCTTGTTAGAACTTGTTGGTCAAAGAGCATTGTTTGACTTCTTGGTAGTATGTGATGACACAAACAACACGCCTACTAGAATAGACAGAAACGAATTGTATGTTGATATAGCAATTGAACCAGTTAAATCAGTTGAATTTATATACATACCATTAAGAATTAAAAACACAGGAGAAATTGCAAAATTAGGGAACTAATTTTCGATAAATAGGAGAACAACATGGCAATATCAACATTATCAAAATTTACAGTACCTTTAG